GGCCTGCTTTGTTGTGATGCCAGTCTTGATGACTGCCTGCTGTGTGATGCCGTCGTCAGAGTATTCCTGCTGCTGATTGTTCACGATGTTGCTGGCAAGCATCGCGACAGCCTCGCGGTCTCCGTTGTTCTGGAAACACGACTGCAGGGAGACGATGAAGCTCTCCTGGTCATACTGCTGACCGAACTCGAAGCGAGGGAGCAGGGCATTGACCACAAAAAGCTCCTCACGGTCGCGCTCGTCAAGCAACCCGGAGTACATTCTGACCTCTGTTGCGCTCACGACCTGGATGATCATGTGCTCGCGGAGCTCGTCACGTCTCTGCTTGATGTAGTCGACCAGGGATGTGAGGGTGGTGGCTTTGATAGGATCCGCCATGTCTGCCTTGTCGTATCTGGTCATGTTCTTGGTGCAGTATGTTCTGCCATTGATTTCTAAAACTTCCGGTTTTTCTGCCTGGACTGCCAGGTTTGTGATATAAGCGATTGCCTCTTTGATCATGTTCTTTTCCTCCTTATGCCTGCTTTGCCATTGCGATCACTTTGCCGCCTTTGCCATTCTCGAAGATCTCGCCGGTTTCCGGATCAAAGTCTGGTTCCGGCTTTTCCTCAGGTGTCTCTGCCTCTGGCGACTGCTGCCCGCGTTTTTTTAAATCGAGCGGCTCGCCAGCTGCGACCTCTGCGTCGCCAGTAGCCTGCTGTGCGGCGATCATCTTGTCTGCGGTTTCCATGATTTCCTCACCGGCTTTCTTGCCTTCCTCGAGGATCTCATTGATCGACATCTGCCCGCGGATCTGTCCGTCGTACTCACCGATCTCAAGCTGGCCGGTTCTCATATTCATTCCCATGACCATCTGGGTGTCGACCGCCTCGGTTGCGGCAAGAGTAGTAGTGACGCCGATCTGCGTGTTTACCAGCTGTCTGGTCTTGTTTGGTGCGAAAGTCATCGTGATGGTGATCTTTCTCTTTTTGGTCGCCTCTGTGTTCTGGTTCTGGATGTTCTCGCCCACCTGGACGAGTGCCTCGTTGACCTTTTCAGCGAAGGCTCCGCCTGCCAGAGTGTTGAGGTCGACATTGCTGTTGACGTGTGTCTTTTTCATTGGACTTCCTCCTTGCTTTCTAACAGTTCCGGGCTGTTGTCTGTTGTTAGTGCCTGATGCTGCAGTCCCGACTCAATCATCCGAAAAAAATCGTCTTGTTTTTTTCGGTCCTGCTTTGCATCTTCCAGCATCTTGCGCCCCTCCCCGGATAGGGAAGCAGTGGCGGCGTCAATGCGCTGCCGTGTTGCCGGTGCCAGTTGCATCCGCTGGCGTTCCCGCTCGTAGAGTGGTTTGTATATATCCATAAATGCCACGCGGTCATAACCTGCAGATTTTCCGATGCTCCCGCTGCGGTGCATCTGCCAGAGATTAGACCAGCCGATTGACTCGACCGCTCTGCGGATCAGCGGCGGGAGGTACCTGCTGCCGTCTCCGAACTCTCCCTTGGCATACATGACGTCGCTCACTGCGAGCCATGCCTCGTCTGGCGGTATAAGATCCGGGCACTGTATGGTCATCATTATTTCGCGAATTTCCGCAATGCTTGGCGGCCATTTGCTTGTCTGCACATGCTTGGCGACTGCCATGCTCACAATGCGGGCATCGTCATCCTTGAAGGTGTTGGCCCATACATTGACCATGGCCTTGATCATTTCCTCGCTGTTGAAGCGGTCGTGGTTAGGATATGCCGAAGTAATCAGCGCTACCATCTGGATCGTCTCTGCTTTGGTCAATTCCATCCACCTCCTCCTGGTACATTGCAGCCATTACTCCAAAAGTGTCTACTTTTCCGGAGCGTTGTGTCGACTGCCTGCTTCCAGGTGTTGCCTGCTCCAGTTCGTCATCCCATCGTCCCTGGTTGAGCCATGTGGATGGGTTTGGAATAAACCGGCCATTGTCTCGCGTCCATTGCACGGATGTGATGGCAGCTCTCAACGCTGTGATGATGTGTTCATGGAGTTCTGCGTCCACCTTTGCACGTTTCCACGCTTTCTTAGCTGCTGCCTTGCCGACCTTTTTGGGATATAAAGCCCAGAACTCGTCGAAGCGTCTCTCTTGAGCGCTTGGCGGCTTCTCCCCTTTAGGGGTAGGGGGTGTGGTTTTATTATCCGTGTCTGTATCTGTATTTGTATCTGTATCTGTTTCTGTATCGGGTTTTTTGGGTTTCTCTGAAAACCGTTCGGTTTTTTTGGGTTCTTTTGGGTTTGCGTCGCTTTCGGTCGGTTCTTTCCTTGGTCTGCCACCTTTAGCTCCGTTTGCCCGGTTTGTTATGCATTTTTCCTCGTACTTCTGGTTGTCTCGGTCCATTTGCGCCCGGATAAACGAGAACGCCATGGCGGCGGATCCAGTGAGCGTTGTGGGCTCCGTCTTGTCTGCGGCGTAGTCGAATAATGCCATCATCAACATGCCGCGCTCCGCGTCCGTCAGTAGTTCGAGGTGCTGCTTGTAGTCAAGATAGAGCATAAAAGCCTTTTTTTCGCTCATATCTGTGCACCTCCTCGTTATTAGTTGAATGGAAGCTCGTCGCCAGCTCCTTCCGGAATGTGCATAAAGCCATCATCCGGAGCAGGCTGTGGGCGTCCCTGGCTGTCTGTCTGTTTGCTGTCTGCGAAGTAGATGCGGTCAGCAATGACCTCGGTGCTGACGTGGTTCTGGCCGTCCTTGGTCCATCTGTTGTTGTGGAGGCGTCCGCTGATCACGATCTGTCTGCCTTTGGTGAGGTACTTGGTTGTAAATTCTGCCTGGTTCTTGAATGTCACAATATTGAAAAATTCAGCCGTGTTGTTGCCGTTTGCATCTTTTCCGGCATTTACAGCAAGGCAGAAGCGGGAGACCGGATCGCCTGCTGCTGTGTATCTGGTTTCCGGATCGGCTGTGAGTCGTCCGAGAAGTTTTACGTCGTTCATGTTATGCTCCTTTCTTTAGTGGCCACCTTTGACAGATGCGTCCAGCTGCTCGCATATACCGTCATACTGCTGCCGCGTCAGTTCTGCCGGGTTCTGTAATCCGTAACACTGCAGGATCCTGGCGTCAGTCTGTTCTCTGGTCATGCCTGCGTCCTCTGCCTTGCGATACATCCGGTTGAGCTGCGCCTCACTTAGACGCTGTGAGCTCTGTTTCTGTCCGTGACTGCCTTTTTGATTGCTTGGTCGATTATTTGCTCCAGTATTATCTCCAGAGCCGTTTTGAGCCGTCTGAGGCTCTGTTGCGTGGTCGTAGTTGTCCGGATCATCATCGCCCTGGTCAATATTGAACTTCTCAAAAAAGTAATATTTGAGGCAGTACGTCCAGGCGGATCCTTTTGCCTTGTCCGGTCCGCTGTCATTGGTTCCTATGGCATGGAGAGTGACATCCATGCAGTCGTCAGGGTTGTCTGCGTTCGTCCACCGGATCGTCAGCTCCGCCTCGTATATCCAGACAACGCGATCACCAGACCTTGTGTGCTGCACAAAATTGGAGTAGTAGATTTCGTCGCCGTTTTCTGCGTGTCTGGTCGCAGTCTCCTCTGTGATGTCAAAATTCACGCCCCACTCATTGAGCGCTGGAGCCATGAGTTTGTAGACGTCGTAGATCTTGGCGAATTTGTACTTGACGCCATCGCTGTGCGCCTGCTGTTGTATTGCCGGGATAGCCTTGCGGATCTCCACGAATTTCTGCTGCAGCGTGAGAGTGGTGCGGTCTGGTTTTGTTTCCTTTGGCGTCTCCGCAGTTTTTCCCGCTGCTGTTTTGGTTGAGTTGGCTGCCGCCATGCTGATCACTTCCTCTCGCTGAAAAATACATGGTCGCCGATCTTTGTGACATACGTCTGAGACTCGTGGAACTTGCTCTCGACAAGTTCGGGATTGTAGAAATACTTGATCGGCTCCTTTGTGACAACAGTGCCGAAGTCAAATACCTGCATCACGGCATCCAGAGCGTCCTGGGATGGTTCTGGCCTGCGCTTGCTGTATGAGTATTTTGTGAATACCTCAGTCGGGCGGATGTTGTCATCCTCAGCCGCCTGGAGTATGCACTGGCAGATCGCCATCTTTCCGGCGAAGCACTCGCCGTCTGCCTCAGCGGTTACAACCTGGGCGATCTCGTAGCGTTCCTCGTCAGTGAGAGCGTAGCGACGCTCAAATCCAGCTTCGGACGCCCATGCTTTTGTCAGCTCGTCCATGTTTATGTAGACCGGTTCGCCATCGTTGTCCTCATAGACAAAGTAGTATGTCTTGAGGTCATACCCGGAGGCGGTTCCGGATGTCGTTATTTCTGTCTCTGTGTTGCTATGTCCTGCGACCAGCTTCACGATACAGATCACAATCACGACCGTCATGCAGGCACCAGCGACCAGGAATACGATCCGGCGGGTGTTCAATCTGCTGATCAATCGCTTGATGTGACTTTTTCGATTGCGCTTTCTGCGTTTTCGTGCTATGATGGTTGTGGACTTCCTTTGAGTTGTGGGCTCCGGAACGTCCTGAGAGGTAGCGACCGATCTGATCGGCTGGCTGCCTCTTTTGTTATATTCATTCATGTATAAGCTCCTTTCGTCTGGCGCGTTCTTTGCGCCATTTCTCGTAGTCTCTGCAAACTTTCGGATCCTGGAAGGCAGTGCGTACCGCCTCAGCCAGCGAAGCGTTGAGCGTTCGCTTTGTGTTGTCCGGGATCTCCGTAAATGAAACGCTTGGCATCATTAGCATCTGCCTCCTTTTTCTCTTTCTGGCAATCACATTTTTCTCCTGGATCAAGTGCGCACCCGCAGTTCGGGCACTGATAGAACTGGTCGTATCTCATCGGTTGTCACCTCCTTGCCGTTTCTTCTGGATCTTGGCTTTTCTGGCCAGAGCGTGCGCCCATTTCTTCTGTTGGCGTGGTGTTCCGTGTTTGTATAGGTGCCACTGTCGCGGCGTTGCGATCTCTTTCATTTCGTTCTCGAGAGCCAGCGCGTCACGGTACCACTTCGGCAGACATTCCCACATGTTGCGCATGGCGTCAACGAACGGTTTGAGCGCGTCCGTGATTGCTTTGCCGAGATCTCTCAGGCGTTCCGCTGCTTCGTCAGCTGTTATTCCGTAGAGAGTAGCAAGCTCCCGGCTGGGTTCTGTCGGATCCTTTTCCTGGAGCAGCTGGACCTCTCCGTTTCTCAAGCGCATACCTGGAGAACACTGCCAGCATTCTGGCTCGATGCCTTCGCCGTATGAGCCCTCTGGATCATCCAGTGCGAGAACATCGCCCGGAATTTCTTCGACCGGTGTCTCTGTTTCTGGTTCTGGATCGGGTACCGCGACAAGTTGCTGGCGGTCTTTTCTCCATGTTTTCAACTTTTGAATAATTTCTTTGAACATTTTCGCTCCTTCCTATGCTGTGGCGGTGGACGTTGCGGACACTTCCTTGAAATCGTCCATTGTAAGATCCAGAACTCTGCAGAGATCAACTAACTCGTCAGCTTTGAGCTTTCTGCGTCCGTTCAGTGTTCTGCTCAAAAGCTCTGGGTTGATATTGGCGCGTGTTGCAACAACCGTGATGCTCATGCCGCGGTCCTCGATGCGGTTGCTGATCACTCTGATGATATTGCTCATTTGTGTTCCTCCTTCCTACTTTGTGGGCCGATTATGCAATGGCATCCGGCTCCTCTGTTTCCAGTTTCTTTCATTCCGGTTTTTTCAAATTCTGCGGCGGTGTAGTAGTCGCTGCAGTTGAGTATTCCATCAACACGATCCGGATAATATGCTCGGAATATTGTGCACGCTGCTTGGATGCTTGGAGCTGCGATTTCAACATACCCGCCTTGATATGGGTATCTTTCATCGGATCCAAAAGTAAAAAAGTAGTGTTTCATTTCTGGCAGTGTTGATGGTTTGCAGATTGCTCTCCATGAGCATCCTGAGCAGTTGTTACTTTTTACGCCTCGGCCGTTTATGTCGTTATACGTCACCATATCGGTGGTTGTATCAACTGAGTAGTGGATGATCATGCCACAAGCTGCGGTTTCTTTCAGATCTTCGATCATTCTGTTGACCTCCTTATTATGTGCGAGAGTTCTGTGGGCTCCGTCCCATTCTCCGTGGGATTGATTGTAATATAACCCATCCAACGTGGGAAGTCAAGATGTTTTATCTTGTTTTTTCTATTTTTCGTGGGTTTTTTTGTTGTTTTTGTCCGTTGGCTATGGTATATTGTAGGAGGAGGTGATGTTCATGGATGCAAAGAAGCACACCCGCGAGACCATCGCGAAGCAGTTGAAGGCTTTCCGGAAGGCAGCTGGAATATCCGCAAAAGACGCGGCCGAAGCTATTGGAAAGAAAGAAAACACAGTCTACGCATGGGAGAGTGGCCAAAACCAGCCGGACGCCGAGACGTTCCTGGCGCTTTGCAATCTATATCATGCCGACATTAGCGAATTTTTCGGAACGGAGCCCACAAGCTACTCAACCGAAACGCAGTTGTCAGCTGATGAAGCTGAACTTCTGGAACTCTGGAGAAAAGCAACACCGGTTGGACGTGAGTCAGCACTCATGGTCTTAAAGTGTAACGAGTCGCCAGTGAAAAAAGAGTCGGCAATGTGATATATGTCGATTTTTCCAGGAGGAGGTGAGAGGCTCGCCCTTCGGGGCGGGCTTTTTCAATAAAGGAGGTCTTTTATCATGGGAATGAGATTTAGAAAGAGTAAGAAGATCGCGCCAGGCGTGCGAGTAAATTTGAACGCAAAAAGCGCAAGCATATCCATCGGCCCGAAGGGGTTCAAGAAAACATTCAGCACAAGAGGAAGGACAACGACCACGGTCGGGATCCCCGGCACTGGGTTGTCATATTCCACAAGTAAAAAGATGGGAGCTCCGACTGCTGCCGCGTCAGCTGATCCGATCGTGCCAGAGGTAGCTGTGCCGGTTCGCTCTCAGAAAAGCAAGGGCGTCGCACTGGTTCTTTGTGTGCTGCTTGGGTATATGGGGATCCACCGCTTTTATGTTGGAAAGATAGGCACCGGCATCCTTTGGTTGTTGACTCTTGGATGTTTCGGGATCGGCTGGATCGTCGACATTGTGATGCTCTGCTGCAATAAGTTCGCAGACAAGAGCGGCGCCATCATCGGTTTGCCAGAAACGAGGTGATCCGGATGGCAAAAAGGATACCAGCGGCAGCGTCGGATTGTGATGGAATGATCGGCGTCATTTATGCCAGGTACTCAAGCCACTCCCAGAGAGAGGAGTCAATCGAGGATCAGCTGCGTGAGTGTCACGAGTTCGCTGCTCGTAACAACATAAAGATCATTGCAGAATATACAGACTCAGCTCTCACCGGAAGAACAGACAGCCGTCCGGACTTCCAGAAAATGATCAGGGACTCAGCTCGTGGCAAGTTCCAGGTCGTTGTCACTTACAAGGTGGATCGTTTCGCCCGCGACAGATATGACAGCGCCATATATAAGGCGAAGCTCAGAAAGAACGGCGTCCGCGTTCTGTATGCAAAAGAGACGATACCGGACGGACCTGAGGGCATCATCCTGGAGTCAGTTCTCGAGGGATATGCCGAGTATTACAGCGCGGCGCTTTCCCAGAACATCCTCAGAGGTTTGGAAGGCAATGCCATGAAATGCAAGACCAACGGCGTCCAGGTGCTTGGGTATTACACCGGAGAAGATGGTTGTTATGAGATTGATCCAGATTATGCCAGCGTTGTGCTGAGTATATTCCAGAAGTATGATGCAGGCGTTCCGCAGAAAGAGATCATCGACGACCTAAACGCCAGAGGCTTCCGGACAACGCGAGGCTTTGCCTTTAACAAAAACAGTGTGACCAGGATCCTGAGGAACCGGAAGTATATCGGCGAGTATTCCTGGGGCGATGTTACTGTTCCGGGCGGTATGCCGCAGATCGTCCCGCTGCCATTGTTTGACAGTGTGCAGCGCAAGCTCGACCGAGGATCCAGAGCTCCGGCGCATAAATGGAAGGTTGCGGACTACATCCTCACCTCGAAGCTGTTCTGTGGCCACTGCGGTGAGCTGATGGTCGGCAGAGCTGGCACCGGCAAGTCTGGTAAGAAATACGACTATTATGCCTGCGTAAACCGAACCAGGCGGCACGGTTGTGATAAAAAGCCGGTGAAAAAGGAATGGATTGAGGATATTGTTGTAAAATATACGAAAGAGGTCGTGCTTGCTGAGGATATGATCGAGCAGATTGCTGACGGAGTGATGGACTTTCTGGAGAGAGAAAAGAAAAGCAACGGAGAGCTCGATGCTCTGGAGGCAAGTCTCAAGAATGTGGAGAGTTCGATCAGGAACATGATGCAGGCGATTGAGCAGGGCATCATCACGAAAAGCACGAAGCAGAGGCTCATGGAGCTTGAGGAGCAGCGGGATCAGATCAGTGCCGCGATAGCAAGGGAGAAGATAGCAACGCCAGACATCGAGCGTGACCAGATTGTGTATTTTCTGGAGAAGTTCAAAGAGGGCAGTCTTGACGATCCTGATTATCGCACGAAGCTGGTGGAGGCGTTTGTCTCGTCTGTTTATCTCTGGGACGATGGCCGGATCGTGATCAATTACAATTATACCGGCGAAAACAACCAGCTGACGCTCAGGCAGATCGAGCAGGAACTTGTTGACATGGATGGTGCAGAGGGTTCGCCTTTGGACTCGTCTGCTCCACTAAAGCTAAACAAGTCGAACTCTCCGTTCGATATTATCGTATATAGGAATATATTTTGTTTAGTATATCGCTGGAAGTAAAAATAACGGCACTGTATATTGCGAAAGCAATATACAGTGCCGTTATTTTTATGGAATAGGAAATCTGCATATTTGATAGGATCGGTTAGGATAGTGCTTCTTAAAAATAGGTCTTGCAACTGACTATATGAATTGATAAAATAATGAGTGCTGTGTGTGGTATCAAAAGATGCCAACAATGAAAATGAGGAATCGGTAGTAAAGTACACAAGACGTGTTTAGAAATGGAGGCATTTTATGGGCGGATTTTTTGGTGTGGTGTCCAAAGAAGATTGTTTGTTTGACCTGTTTTTTGGAACAGATTATCATTCACATTTAGGTACGAGACGAGGAGGCTTAGCAGTATACGGAGAGAATGGATTCGATCGTTCGATCCATAATATCGAGAACTCCCCATTTCGTACAAAGTTTGACAAAGATGTGCAGG